GCCATCTCATAAATCATTTTCTGGTAATCATCAGCCATTTCTAATTGACCTTGCAACCAAATACCAATGTCATCCATCTTAATTTCAGCATAACCAATCTTATTAGTTTTAATAGATTTGTCCATACCGTGATTGTAATAGAGACCAATTCCTGCTTTCTTACCATTTGAAAGATCTACTCCAAAGTCAGTAGATTTAGTAAAATAATCTTTTTCTAAATCAGTATCATCAGGACTGCCAAAACGTACAAGATATCCACTTACACGACCATTGCTGCTAACTTTGATACTGTCTGATAAATAAGTTTTAAATGATTTGATTGGGTCTGGAATTACTCTTAATGCATCAGCTCTATGTACTACTGTTTGTTCAGTTAATACATCATTACCCTCTTGATCTTTCTGAACAAGTTTGATAACATAGACTGGATCATCTTCTGTGCCTGTTAAAGTATAGTCGCTAATAGATGAACTTACTTCTCCATCTTTTCTAATGTCAACAATCTTACCTCTAGCTACACCGCCAGAAGCATTCCAGGTTACATATTCATTTAGTTTAAGATCTTCAGGCATTGCTTTCATAATTTTCCCCAAAATAGTCATTGTATAATTTATTTTACGATATTTAGGATATCTTGGAGCATTATTACTTTTTAGTTATAGCGTGTTTTATTCTATTTCTTGCTATATCTAGGTATTCTTCTGATAATTCTATGCCAATAAAATTATAACCTTCTAGTATTGCTGCCTTACCAGTACTTCCACTTCCCATAAAAGGATCTAAAACAGTGCCATTTTTAGGTGTTATTAGCCTACACAGATACTTCATTAGTTCTGTTGGCTTTACAGTTGGATGGTTATTTTTTGTAGATGGATTGATGAATGATCTAACCTCACAATTACAAGGATTTAAGATTGATGCTCCACAAGTTTCGCATTTTCTACCTAATCCATTGCCTTTATTTCCAATAGATTTATCTTCTAAACTTTCACAACCTTCATTACGATCTTGTTTACTTGCTTTAGCACAATAGAAATATCTTGCTGCTGATCCAGAGTCTTGGAAACCAGTTCTTCTAATTTCTTTCAATCCTAATTTGATTGTATTATCTTCAGGAAATTCTCCTCCATTCTTATTTTTTTCTGATGGTGTTGATGATCCGGTATTAGGAAAATTGTCTATAACTTCTTGGCTTCCATCGTGAATAAAATTTGCTGGCCATCTTCCTGTATGTTTTTCACTAGTGTAGTCTGGATTTTTGAGTTGTCCAAAACCAGTCCATTCTTCTAATTTATTAACAGTAATTTCTTCATCGCCTATTCTGCAAGCATTAATATTTAAAGCTCCAGTACCGTGTTCCTTTACATTGCTTGAGATTGTCTTTTCTGATAATGGTTTTCTAGCCATAACAATAGGTTCGTGTGCAGGTTTAAGAGCAGTACCCCAACCTTCCCATTCGTCTTTTAAGTTATGACTTTTCGGGAATCCAGACCCAAAAACCCACATAATTTGTTCACGTATTTCAAAACCAGCATCTTCAACATTGATAGCCATACGATGATAAGTCCTTGGTGATGAAAATGATAATAAATGTCCACCAGGCTTTAAAACACGTAAGCATTCCTTCCATATCTCTACAGAAGGAACGTCATAATCCCAATTTTTACCCATAAAACTGATACCATATGGAGGATCAGTAACAATGCTATCTACGCTATTATCTTCTAATTCTTTTAGTTTTAGAAGACAATCACCAAGGATAAGTTTATACTCCATAAGTCCTCACTCTATCTTCTAACTTTTTTATCTTATCTAGAAAACATTCTTTACAATGTGGTGCTAATTCTTGATCATAATAGGTGTAAAGAACATAAGCTTTCTTTCCACTATTGCACTCACAGCAAGCATAAATTTCTTCATCTTTATCCAAGAAAAATAAGAATAAAAAATCAACTGTTTTCGTCATATAATTTGCTCCCAGTTTCTTCCAAATATGATAGTTTTTCCTTGTGTGATAAACCTAAAAACATATTGTAAGAATCTAAAATTGCCTGACAAGCAAGTGTTATTGTAGCAACTCTACTCACAGTTTTTCTACTTTGAGAGTTTACATTTACACAATAACTTGATTTGCCAACTTTTGTAATGATTTTTGCAGAAACACTATACATTCCCGCTGTACCATTCTTAAATTTCAAATCACTAAAACCTAGAAGTTTCAGATCATCCCATTTCAATCTTGTTATCATAATCTTATTATACACTTTATTGTTATAATTCTGCTACATTATTATTTACAGGTAAGCCCCAAGGATTCCTGCCTAATTCTCGGAGTATTCTAGTATGATAAACAACTTTGAACCTATTGATATCTTTTTCAGTAAGATTTCTTTCTTTCATAAAAGCTAACCATTCCTTGTGAAATTTCTTGTCATTATCGTAATCGTACATACCAGTATAATATCATTGGTTATAATATCAAGCAAGGAAATAGATATGAATTTTTATGTACCTTATGAGTCGCCTAATAAACGCTATGGTTTTAAGGTTAAGTGGGATCAATTTGGCAGGGGAGTGAAGGAAGACTATTATGATAAGACTGAAGAAACATTGATAAAGAAGTTTGAAGAATCAATTATTAGGTTAGCTAAAGAAGATAAGGAACAATTCAGTATGATTGAGCTTGGTAGTAATCAAGCTTACTATACTCTTTTATTTAGAGCTATATTGAAATCACTAAATAAATATAGTTTTTGTGTTTGTGTAGAGCCTAATCCTGAACACTTGATGCGTGGTCAAATACATCTAGAAAGTAATGGTTTTGTTACATATTTTAAAGATTGTATCATTGGTGATTACAAAACTATAAAAGAAGATCTTGATGAGAGTAATTTGCCTGGTGGAAGTGATTTTCTTCTTAAGAATCAGAAACCTATTATTACTTTGCAACAGTTTATGTTCGCTTATAATTTATATGAATTAGATGTCTTACAATGCGATGTTGATCATAGTGAGTGGAGTGTATTGAATAGCTCAAAAGAAATATTCCAAGAGAAGAAAATCAAACATATATTTCTTGGCACTCATTCAGAAAAATTACACGATAGATGCAAGAAATTCCTACTAGAGTGTGGATATAAACTAAAATTTGAAGAACGTAATATGGTAATAGGATACGATAGCTTGCTTATTTTTGAAGCATAGTGTAAAATAATATTGATCACACAATTGTTTATTTTTAATACTAATAGGCATAAGAGGACTAGAATTTCTAGTCCTCTTTTTTTTACTTGTATTCTCTAAAGTTCTCTACATAACCTCTAACTGCATCTCTGCCTTTAGGAATAGGATATTTGATATAATAAACCTTTTCTTCTGATAATGGTTTTTGCATCTTTACAAATTCTGCTTGAGGAAAGAATTCTCTCAATCCCCACTCAAATCTCTTGCAATCTTTCACAACTCTAGATATATCTTTTTTCATCTAATCTTCCAATGAGTTTTCTAGTAAATAATTGTTCAAAGCATTAGTAATATCTTTATTATGATCAGTGAAGAACAAGATCATTGCCATACAAGTTCTTTGCTTTACTCCTGATGATGCGTGAGTCAATTCATATATATAACTCTTAAGAATCGAATATACATCTGAATCACCATCAGAGAAAAACTCAATTGCACTATAAAGATCTTGCTTTGCTTCTTTGTTAGGTAATTTATTCACAAGGATATAATAGCATAGGTTATAACGTTATGCAAGAAAAAACCCACATATTTCAGTGGGTTTACGATTATTTATGGCTGCTAATAGAAATATGCTTCACATATCCTGTTGAAGCAAATACTTCTGATAATGATTGTAATTTTTCAAATTTTACATCAGTAGAATCAATAACAACTTTATTCTTTGTTTTTAGAATAATTTTATTTGTAATTCCTGATGTAATCATTTCAATACAGGTCTTTATCATCGGGTTGTTTGTTTCAATAAACTCAATCGTGAAAGTGCTTTTCATATCAATCCCAACTTTCTAACTAAACTTCCTACACCAATATAATAGCATAGGTTATAATCATATGCAAGAAAAAAGACTAGATCTTTCTAGTCTTTTTATCTTCCCCCCA